CAAAAAATTGTGGAGCGCATGTTGTGGGTTATAGAGTATCTAATCCTTGTGACTACGGGGTAATAGAGACAAATGATGTAGATGGACGTAAAGCTGTCAAATCTATAGAAGAAAAGCCCATGGATCCAAAAAGTAATATTGCAGCGACTGGAATTTATTTTTATGATAAGACCGCTGGAAAAAGAGCTAGAAATCTTACACCATCTGCTAGAGGGGAATTAGAAATTACCGACCTAAATAAAAGTTATTTAAGCGATAACTTGTTGTGCTACAGTGAGTTAGATAGTAACTACGCTTGGTTTGACACTGGAAATCCAGACGATTTATTTGCAGCTTCTATGTATGTAAAGTCTATTCAAGATAGAACTCAAACTATGATTGGTTGTATAGAAGGAGAATCTTACAAGCAAGGGTTTATTACAGAAGAAGAATTTCTCATAATAAAAGACAAAATGCCTCAGTGTAGTTATAAGACAAATATGGTAATGAGTTATTGTTTTGATTAGTGATGGAGTTAATTGATTTTGTAATCATCGGACCGTCGAGATCTGGTTCAAGTCTTTTATGCTCTATGTTAGACTTACACCCTAATATACATTGTCAATTAGAGCATTTCTACAGACCTAAGTATGAGGAATATGTACAGACATATAAAACAGAAGATTCAGTTGAGATATATAATCAAATAGCAAAAGAATGGAATAAAACAAAGGAGCTTCCTTCAAACCCTTTAACAGGTTTTAAATTTTTATTCAATAACCATCGACCAGAAACAGAAAGACTATACAGAAAACTTTTAAGAAATAATGAAATAAAAAAAATTCTTATCACTAGGAACCCGTTGGAGAGATATATTTCAAATAAGATTGGCGCAGTCGCGACAGTGGAGAGTAAAAACTGGTTAGGTACAAAACTACATGGTACAAAAATGAGATTTGATCAAAAGGGATTTCTTAATTTTTTAAAAAAGGATAATTTAGCTTATGATTATGCATTGAGGACTGTACAAGGACCATTACTTACAATTGACTATACAGACACAACCAACACGACCGCTTTTAAAGATATTTATAATTTTTTAAATATACCGGATAATCCTACAACACTACTCGATTGGGGAGGATCAACGAAACAAAATTATACACAAATGTCTTATAAGGTGGAGAATTTTACAGAGATGGTAGAGTATCTCAGAATAACCCCATATAAAAAATGGTTAGTATAATTATATAAATAATAATATGAACCGGAGACAGTTTATAGGGTCGTTAGGTTTAACATTTGCGTTACCTCAATTAGAAGTTTTTGGTAGTACTACAACAGATATAAAAAGATTAGCAGTAGTATATGTACCCAATGGTATAAACATGAGCCATTGGACACCGAACGGGTATGGAGATATTATTGATATACCTAATACTCTATCTCCTCTTCAAGATCATTTAAAACAAACTCAGGTCATTTCTGGTCTAACTCATGATAAAGCTAGAGCAAATGGCGACGGGGCTGGAGATCACGCAAGAGCAGCTTCTACATTTTTAACAGGTAAGCAGGCTCACAAACACGAATCTAAAATTAGATCTGGTAAATCTGTCGACCAACATATTGCAGACAAGTATAACGGAGTTACAAGATTTGATAGTTTGCAGATTACAGGTAGTAAGTCACGTTTAGTAGGTAAATGTGATTCTGGTTATAGTTGTGCCTATCAATATAACTTATCTTGGAAGAACGCCCAACA